CTGTTTGTCCTGTTTGTCCTGCCTGCTGTCCTTGTTGCAATTGAAGCAACACATTCACGGGCAATTGCAATGGCAACGCGATAGGAAATTGTGATTGCACTTGTGATGGCAATTGAAATTGCAATTGCCCCAAGAGTTTTATAAGTTGGTCTTGTGCATTTTGAGTAGTCGCTTCAGGCATTTAAAATCACCTCACCTTATAGTTCTCGGTTTATAGTGTAACACGAGCGCGAATAACTCGCTATTCGAGACATTTTCGCCTTCAAGTGTGAACCTAAACCACCTTGCTGTAATGTCAACATCAACTTCCATCTTGTCTGGTGGCACTTTGAACTCTTTTGTGACATAGCCTGCATCTGGATGCTCAACTGCATAGTCAATCACAAGTCTTAGCGGTCTATCACATTTTACATTACCATGAAATGCAACACGCATCAAACGCTTGTATGCAGTTGTGCCAAAGTGCCACCAGCGCGATTGATACCGTATCCTATGGGCTTGCCCATACTTTAGACGATATAGGGTAGGTGGCGGAACTTCATCTGGGTTAACTTGCTTCATGTTCGCCACCCTATAAAGCCCATGATTGTCAATCACAACCAAATCATGCTCAAGTGTTGGCACTGTAACACCACCATAAAGCAAGCCATCACTTGGAAGCTCAAATGATGTGAGCTGTGGTTGCTGTGATGCCATGTGAAATACATAAAGCCTATCTTTTTCCTCATATGGCAAATCAAGGTGCACAAATAAGAAGCGTGGGTTCATTGCACACCAGTGCGCTGGTGGATATTGTGGATTTGTATCAAGTTCGTTTGGTGGCACTGGATGACGGTTTATTTCCATGTGCTGAATGATTGGGTTGAGCGCCTGCGAGAATGGTTGTGCAGAGCGCCCTGCAATTATGTAAATCCCTTCTTGGCACAACACAAACACTGTATCCTCATAAGATGCCACAGTCTTGATGCTTATTGGCGTTATGCCAGATGCAAGTAATTGTGGAATGAACACATATGGCTCTTCAGCACTATCAAGCACATAAATGCCGTCTGAAACAAGCACATAGAGCTGTGACCGTGATTGGTAGAAGCCAATGACCATGCCTTGAGTGTNTGGTAGCATGAAACCTACATCGGNGCTATCCCATGATGCTGAACCAAGCTTTGAAAACCATAGCCAGTTGAAGTTTTCACCTTGTTTGACTTCAAGCATGCGCATGCGTGAATACACATAGCGCAGTGTCGCCACAAAAGTTCNGGAAGACCTGTAAGGAAAGTAAAAAGGTGGTTGACCAGTATATGAAGCCTCGTGTGCTAAATGATAACCTTTACCATCAACCCACCCGCCGAATATACCAGAAAAGTCATACCATTCCATCGGAGTTCCTGAAGTGCTATCAAGCACAGTTGCTGATGACACAAATTGAATTGTTGGATAGATGACACGCGCTGATGGTGTTGGGCACATTGGTGGGAAGGAATAAACTCTGTAACCCATGACATACACCCAAGATGCTTCAAAATACCCCTCAGCGCTATTAGCTACTAATCTCTGTGTCACTTCTGTATCGGAAATGAAGTAGTTGTAAAGGTTGAACTTGCTATGGTATGCACCAATGTATTGCCCCGTGTTTGGGTCGTATGTAATGCCATCACCAAACCTTGAAGGCAATGGCACTACCATGAACGCGATTGCTTCCTTTCCAATGTGAGACTTTTCATTGTTATCATATGCTCGTGGTATGTAGCAAATCACATTGCCAATGACATTGAGCAAGTAAGCTGGTTGCTCTTGTGGATTGCCTAAGTCTACAGTGGGCTTGTGTAGGTCACCAACCTTAACCCATCCCCATTGTGACTTCAAGTGAGGCATAGGGACAAGGTTAACAAGGTCTATAGGGTTTGATGGTGGCACACCAAGATTAGGTAGGTTGTAATCCATGCCATATGTTAGTTGATGTGCTTCTATTTGCCATCTCATTTTATCCCCACCTTATTCAAAGGTGACTTTCCAGCGCTCAAGTGCACTTAATGATGGTTGTGGTGGCAATGGCTCAATGTATGCAGGCTGTGACACTCTAAGCATCTTATCATGCCTGATTGCTTCATTTAGCTTGAGCGTTGCTTTTTGTTCCCATACCATTGCCTCTTGTGTTTCACCAAGTTGAAAGAGCACCTGAGCTGTGATGAATTCAACAACCATATCTGGATAATTCTGGATGAGTGCGTTTGTATCTTGAAGCGATGTAAACTCAGGAAGCCACTTGTAGTAGTGCAAGAAGATGTCATAAACCTTGTCAGGCGTTGGCACAAGCTCAATATGGTCTGCTCTCAAAAGGAAGCCTCGGGGTCGTCCTTGTTCTTTTTGAAACGATGGCGATGTCCGTGAAAGATAAAACTCATCACTCACATAGCTTGCAATGATGATGGGCGACTGTGGGTCTTCAATTGGATAGGTGATGTAGAGCAAGCGCTTGCAACCTGTGGGTAATGGCAAAATCTTAGTTGGGTTGCCTTGAGCATCTTGTGTCTTTGTTGCTTCAACGGTGTATTCAAAGCTCCAATCAAACATGCGCTCAATGCGCCTCATAACTGCATTGGCTGTAAAAAGTAAACTGTCTTCAACTTGTGGTGCTTCAAAGCTTATGTTGCGCTTGACTTGCTCTAAACATTCGCCAATTGTCATGCTTTAACCCTCCTTTTCTTGCCTTCTTTCTGTTTGCGCAATAGCTCAATTGCCTTCTTTACAATTTCTTGATGTATGCCCTCTTCTTCAATTAACGAGAGGACAGTTTCTTCCAGTTCCTCTGGCGTGATAACCACACCGAATGCTTGCATGCTCTCTTGTGCATTGAGAGTGCAAATTAGCTTATAATCTTCATCACTGATTAGGTCAAGTAGCTTGTAAAGCAATGGTGCATCTATTGGCGAAATGATTTCTACAACCTTTTCCTTAGGTATCTCCTCACCATTCTCAGCATACACTTTACCATCTTGGTAATACAACATTGGTGTGTCCACGCTCTTGAACATCATATAAGGCTTAGTTGTATCAAGCGCCATTTTTACCACCTCGCTTTTAGGATATGCGTGAGTTTGTGCTTCTTTGCAAGCTCTTCAGCCTTCTTACGCCAATGCGAATGCTCTTGGAGCATCTTGATGATGAGCTCTACATCATAAATCTCACTGCCATCTGGATAGAAAAATTTGCCCCGTTGGTGGTAAATCCTGCCAAATGGGCGTGTCGTGATAATCTCGTGTGGTTCTTTCCATTGTAGTGGCATGATTTACCACCTCACATATACAAAGAGTGCCAGCCACGCCACTTATGGCGTCAGGCTGGCACTCTATCTTCAAGCATTAGCAGTTGGTTACTACCAGCCAACCCACCCGTAATCGCCTGTGAGCTGCTCTGGGTCAAAGTGGTCACGCCACCAGAGCCAACAGGTGACGGTAGGACCGCCANTTGTGCCACTGCCTTGGATTGTAAGTTTCTGCCCTGCCTTTACAACGACATTAAGGTTGGTTGCAAAAACGCCATTGGCAGGGACATTGACAGTGGCAACTGTAGTCCCGTCAACCTGTATGACAATACTGGCATTCGCAGTGCCCGCAGTAGCAGCCACAGACTGTATACCTTTCAAGACGATGGGCGCTGGCATCACGGCATCAACGACTTTTGCCGTGCTTGTCGTATCCACATTGAAAAAGATAACCTTATGCACCTTGTGTTGTTCGCTGTATGGCATTACTTATCACCCCCTGCTGATTATGCAGAGCCAACATGGATTACACGGCACTCACCAGGCTTGTTGCTATCCCAAGTGAGCGCCCAACCACCCATGTAAATCCAGCCAATGACTGTCTGACGACCCAAGTCGCGCGTCTCTGACCTGATTTCCTCAGGCAGAGCAACGCCTTCAACAAGTGGGTCGTCGGCAAGGAACAGAGCCTCACCAAGCACGCCATTCTGCCCAACGGCATTGTTCAGAGCGTCTGGGTTGTTGCAGTGCACAAACCTTGTGTTGTAAAGCAAGCCAATCTCATACCTGAATAGACGCTCTGGGTCGCCGTAGTGGGCAGCTTGCACAAAGTTGCTGTCATCAATGATGCCTCGGCGTGCTTTGGTCGTCAGGATACAGACATAGTTCTCACCGTCATAGCCTGGCACATGCAAGTAACCTTGCAGGTAATCAACAATGTCCTTGACATGTGCCGTTGTCAAGTTACTTGTAGCTACGACGGGGTTGCCTTGGCTGTCCTTGAATTCACCATTGGTAAGGAACACGCCACCTGTTGAGGATGTAGGAACATACTTTATCTTCGTCTTCTTGGCAACTGCAGCAATCTCCTTGTCCATCGTAGCCACAATGTCGTCGCGCAAAGCATCAACGATATGTGGCTGGATGTCAATCTCGGCTAAGGTTGTCAACCTGAGTGTGCAGGCTGCTGCATTGCCATACTCATCCACAAGCAAGGTTCCGTAATCAATCGTGAACCCTGTGACTGGGATGAGCTCGGTCTCAGCCAGCCTGCGCCCTGACCCAGCCAGACCGCTACGGCGTGGGAAACGAATTTCATCGCCCTTGTTTTTGCCATAGCCCTGAACTGGGCGGACAAATTGACGAAAGACAAATCGTGGTAGTGCTGCCTTGCGAACTTCAGCAGTTAGCGATGGCAAGGCGAGCACTCCACCAAGTCTTGGCACACCGTAAACTTGCGCTGGCATGCTCTATCACCCCTGCGTAATGCAGGAATTTCTTGGAGCACTCACCTCGCCAGTGTCACACAACGATGTGCTACCAGTGTGCCATCAGCGCCGACGCGATGGCGTCACTGGAGGCGGAGGTGAACTCCTCTTTTGCCTGACTATTTTTTCAAGTTCGTCTACAAACTGTTTGTTAAGGTTCTCCATCATCGCCTCCACAAATTCTGGTGAAGGCGTTGATGGCTGTGTCACAGCTGATGATGTTATTCCAGATTGAGCAGGCAAGCCTGCAGGTTGAAGCCTACTACGAGCCTCAACCCTACCACCTGCTTTTTCTGCAATCTCCTTAATCATGCGCCGTGCCTCTTCGGCGACGGCTTGGAAGTATTCTTGTGCATTCGTCCATGTCTTCTGTGGATACACTTTTTGTGCAGCAGCTTGCACAATCGTCTCAAAGCCAACAAGGTCTGGATAGGTAGCATAAAACTGTTGTGCAAGCTGTTGCAACTGCAACTGCTGTCGCCATGCATTTAACTCTGCCACTGTTCTATATACCATACCCAAAGTCTGTTGTAGTTGATTTTGAACCACTTGTGTGTATGCCTTCACAAACTCCTTCGGATTTTCATGAAGGAGCTCACTCAACTGCTCATACACACTTTCATCAATGCCTTGTTGTGGCTGTTGTGCCACAGGTGGCGTTGATTGAAATTGATAATATGGTTGTTGCACCTGTGGCTGTTGCTGTGGCTGTTGTTGCACACTTTGCAATAGCTGTCTTTGCCATTCATTCAACTGTTGCTGTATCTGTTCCAACTTCTCAGTCACCTCATTTTGTTGTTCTTGTTGTTCTTCTTCACGCTCTTCTTCGTCATACCAAGCCATGCTTTACACCTCCGATTTAAGAATTAGCGCCAATGTTTGATGATACGACACAAGTGTTTCAAGTGCAATGCGCACTTCTTTTTCATCACGCTTGCCAGAAAGCCAGTCATGAATATATTGTAACGCAACTCTCTTGAAATGGTCAAATAGCCACGATGGCAGTGTCTCCTTTAGAAATTGATACTTTTGCTCATCAAACAGCGCTTCAATTAGGTTATTGCTCATCCTTATCACCTATCACATGTGCATACCCGACTTTGTGCAACCATTTCCTTATGCGCTGGAACGGAATTGCAAAGTTGATGTTACTTGCCTGTGCATCACCAAGCGTTATCATGCCCACATAGTAGAATTTACCATCGCGCTGAACATAAATTCCACCACCAGACGACCCAGGCACTGCAACAGTTGTTGTTTGAATGAATGGCTTTGACTTGTAAATGCGCCCAACTGCACTGATATGACCTGCAGTTAATGACGCGGTCAATTCACCACGCAAGTTGCCCACATGCCAGACTTGCTCTCCAAGCTGGAGTTGCAAATCTGGTGGTGCAAACTGCGCACTAACTGCTTCAAATGGCATAGCATACACTTCAAGCAACGCAAGGTCTTCGTCTTCAAACTTGCTATAGGCAACAACTTTAGCACGAAGCCTTATTGTGCCAACTTCAGTTTCAATGTCATCAACAAGCGCGGTCACTTTTTGAACAATGTATGCGTCTTCCCACTTCTCCTTTATAATCTCCTTGCCTTCAGGACCGACTTCCTTTTGCTCGGAACGCAAGTCTTCAACACAATGCCCTGCAGTCAGGAAATACCACTTGCCATCCTTAGGTGACTTAAACAATGTGCCAGTGCCACGCGCTGATGTGCTCTCAAGTGACCATGTGCACTTTACAAGCTCATCAAGCGTGTTTGCATATGCTACAACCATACCAATCACCATCCCTACAACGAAAGATAACGCGACTTTGTAACGCATTACAATCACCCCCTATTAGGATGTTATACGCGCGGTTATACGCGTTGCCCGTCTAAGCCCCTTTAGTTTAGGTAGCTTGGTGCGCCCTCTCTTTTTGGTGGATAAGCGCACACCTCTAATTGATGACTTTAGCTTTGGCATGCGTATCTTTTTTAGGCGTGGCTTCCTTGGCTTTCTTGGCTTGCGTGCACGCGCCAACTTTGGCACTGCTAAGCCACGAGCAAGCAATTTAGATGTGAGCGCTGGCACGATTTATCACCGCCTTCTTGTCCTTCTCCTTGTTGTTCTTCTTTGGGTTCTTCTTGTAGTAGCCCTTCTTCTCTTCCTTTCTTTTGTAGCTCGCCTACGCCTTGTCCTTGTTGCTGCATTTCTTTTTGTTGTCCTTGCGCGCTTCGTAGCCCTGCTACGCCTGCGCGCTGGCTCTCCTGCTTCTTCAGGCATTGCTGGTGGAAACATGCCCGTAGGCATGATGCCACCAAGTATGTCTAACGGCAAACCACCAGGTATGCCCATAGGTGGCATTGGTGGCGTTGGTGGCACTTGTGCTTGTCTTCGTCGTGGCATTATAGTTCACCTCTTCTTACGCTTTTTAGACGCCTTCTTTGCACGCTTCCTTGCACCTGCTTTACCTAAACCATGTTTGCCATATGCAATGGCAGCCGCGATTTTGCGCGCGTGCTCCAAATTGCGAGGGCGATATGTCGCACGCGAAGTTGTCATTTTACCAGTTCTTTTGTATTCACGAAGGAGCTTTTGGATTTCCTTTGACGCCAGTGTAGCTTTTCTTTTTGCACTACCTTTGCGCCTTTTCGTCTTGCGAGGCATCCTAATCACCTTCCTTTGCGCGTTTGGCTTTTATGCGTGCACGATGCCTCTTTAGCCATGGTGATGCAGGGCGCAGTGGCTCATTGAATGCGGTGTTCTCTTTAACGCGCGCCCTCTTCTCTTCCACATCATCAATTGGTGGGAGCACATTCACAGTGACATTGTAGCCAATGCGCTTTACACCTTCCAATGGGTTCTCTTCAATGACTTCCTGCTTAGGCATGCAATATCACCTCCTGAATACATTATTACTCGGTGCGTGGCATTTCGCCACCGATGGCTTCTGTCATTGTGCCAGGGCGCTCTTGTGCCCTTTTACTGCCTCTCTTTTTACCCTTGCTTGCCTGTTGCAACATTGCCATCATCTGTTGCATCATCATCATTTGCTGTCTCTTTGCTTCAAATTCTTCTTCAGGTATGAGCACTTCATCAGGTTGCCACTGAAGCGACTTAATCATTTCCACAAGTAGATTATACCACTTAATGGCAAGTGTTGCATCTGGGAACGCCTGTATGAGTTGTAAGAAACTCGCAAGCTTGTTAATCTGTGCGGCGCGTTGCATTATCGTCGTTATACCACGCGCTCTAAACTTGTAAGGGCGCGTCCATACCTCACTTGGGTCTTCAAGCTCTTGTGCATACTCTTCAATCTTGTCAAGCAGTTCTTTCAACTCTTCATCTGTGACTTGGTCTCTAAAGCGTGTGAGGATAACCCAAATGCGTTGAAGTAGTGGCTCAAGTAATTGGTCTTCAATGTTTCGTCCAATAACTTCAACAAGCGCTGTAGCTTGCTCTCTACCAGTCACAATCTCAGTTGCAGTGGGACGCCCGCGCGCACTTTGTGTGCCCATCAAAAGCTCTGTAATTCCAGTCGCATTCTGTATCTCACGCTCAAGGATTGCATAGATGTTCACAATCTCTTGTGTGATGCCACCAACATTGATTGCAGTGACTGGAGATGCATTCGGTGGTATTGCACCACTTAGAAGCACAGTCTTACCTGGCATGATGCCTTCTAAGATATCTTCAGGTCTTGCAAGCATATCAAGTTGCACAACAAAGATTGGCAGTGCATGGTAGCGTGATGCATCAATCATAAAGTTCATGAACTCATTCAAGGCACGCTGTAGCTCTATCGCATCATGCACCAACCCTTTGTGGTAGACAAGGAATGGTCTATAAAATGGAGCTGCAATAATGAATGGATGTTTGAATGGCGCATAGGGGTTTGGTATCGGTCCTCTTAGAAGCTTGTCCTCGTCTGCAATCACCATATATGCGTTTGGATGGATGATATTGCCATCTTCATCCGTCACCGTGCCCCAAAATTCCCAAATCTTCACATGCTTCTTATATGGCGATGTTGGAATGAATGTGCCCTTTGTCTTTGCCCAATCTTCAAGCCCTGAACCTTTTAGCTCCTTCACTTTGTCTGGGTCAAAATAGCCAGTCTCTGCGAGCGCCTTCACCGTTGAAACTTCAAGATAGAACTCGTGGATGGCAAATGTATCTTTGCCAGTCCAGTCAAGGTAAAGGTCAAGCGGGTCTACTAAGTCAATTCTTACACCTGCAACATTTTTCACACTCGGCATCAACCCAAGCGCCGACAACTGCCATTCAATATTCTGCTCTGTATGCCAATACACCTTATAGGCGAGCATGCCTGTGACTAAGCCAACAATGAGCGCCTCATAGAAGCTCTCAACAAACCTATTTTCTTCAAGCACATGCCACAACACACGCTCAATAGATTTTGCAATGTCAAGGTCTACTGGAGTGTTCCTTATTGGGTCTACGCTAAAGAAGGCTCGCGATTGCACCGTGAGGACTTTCAAAATGGCTGCTGCAACTTCAACAGCCTTTGTGAGCTTAGGAATGTATGTCTTTGCCTGCCAAGGGCGCTTTGCACTAAAGTCATACTCCTGCCTGTAAACACGCCACGCCTCTTTTGCTCTATTCTCCCAGTTCATACGGTAGTTCTTGGAGCATCTCTGTAAGTCTTGAACAAACTTCACATAGAAGCTTTCAGGCAATATGCGCCCTTCGTCAAATTCAACCTCGGGCATACTCTTGTCAAGCCATTCTTGTGGCACTTTTAAATCACCCCATATGTTGGCGATGGCACATCAATCAATGGCACTGATGATTGTGTGCCACGCAATGTCCAAGGCATCGCCTTAAGAATGATAAAACCCAACGCGTCCATAGCATGAACGCTAATATGCCTTGTGTCAACTTTCAATTCTCCAGTATCGGTGGGCTTCCAAGAATACCCACCACGAAAGCCATCGTCAATTATTTTAGCGCGCTCAACATCAACTTGCAACATTGCCCCACCTTCTCTTGAGCGTTTGCTTAGAAGTTCGTGCATTGCTCGCACTCTATCAAGCATGTTAGAATACACTGTATGAAGTGTTATACCATGCTCACGAAAGATTTCAATGACGCTTTTGTCCGAAGTTGGATAATGAGCTTTTGCATCATGCCCTGCAACATCAATGATTGAAAAGCGTGCGCCCCATACTACTGAAGTTGGGTCTGCATTAGCTAATGCCTCACTCATAAGGACATGTGTCACAGTTTCAACATACTTAAGGAAGTCGCCCATCCACATGNNTGANTGCACCTCAGCCCACAGCACATTGAACTTTTGTGCCACAGGAAGCCATTGTGCAATCACACATGCAGGATGTGCATGCCCAATGTCCCAACCTCGGTAAAGTGGCACTGCGAGGCTCACCCTTAAATTGTGTGCACGATGCTCCTCGTTGTATTCGGGAAAGATTGGCTCATAGCCTTCAAGCTCAACCCAATCACCTTCTAAGTATCTTTGACGCCACTTAGCTGGCATCTGTTTCAACTGTAGCTCAATATAGGCAGGGTCTATGAATGGGTTTTCAACAGTGCGTGAGCGACAAAAGAATAGCTCCTCATCCTCATACACATCCCTGCCGCCAGCTCTGCTCACAAAGCGTTCATAGAGCCAATGTGTTGGTGATGCAGGGTTAGCGGTGAGCCATATTTGTGGTGGGTAGCCACGCTGGCTCAACCTACCCATGAGGAAGTTGAAAATGCTATCGTCTTTGAACTCAGTGGCTTCATCAATATAGCATGCTGCAAGCTCAAGTGAGCCAAACTTTTGAAACTCATCCAGCGCCCTGAAAAGGACAATTGAAGGTGGGTCATCACGACTTGGCTGTATCACCGCTTTATCTTCTGAGTGCTTATACATCTTGAGCCAGTCAGGTGGTAGGATTTGCATAAATGTTGCACGCGTTGTATCATATAGCTCCCTGTATGTCTTCCTGCCCACTAAGACACATGCACCTGGATTTTGTAAGATGTAATGGAGCACCTTACAGCACCCTGCAAAAGTCTTTCCAGCACGCCATCCACCAATGTAAATGCACACAGGCTGGCGTGCCTGCACAAACATTGCCTGCTTCGGTGTTAGCTCAATCTCCTTCTGCATCATCTTGTGCATACACCTCCAGTGGCTTTCCATTGAATGTGTTCAATTTCCTTTCAGCGGTCGCTTCTATTATCGCCTCAATGTCATCCCAAATGCTATCGTCAATTTCAATCTTCACACCAACCAAGTTCACCTTCTCAATCAAGATGCGCCTTGTAATGAGCACCCAAAGTTGCGACGCTGTTAATGTGCTATACCCACATTCACGCAATTTGTCACGCATTTTGAACACAACATAGGCAATAAATGAGGCGAACGAAAGTGGCGTGTTAAATGAAGTGATAATAAGGTCGGCAAGGTGTTGCCTTGAAATTGCTACGCTCCTTGTCGTCTTCACAAACCCATCTAATGTTGCTTCAATGTCACTGATAGTGAGCTTTTGCTTAGCAGCACACCGATATTGCCTATAGAGTTTTGTCCAGTGCGCCGAAGTCTTCATGTAAGCGTATGGAATAAGCTTCTCAGGTGGCTCATCAGGACATAACATGTGCAAACAAAAGAGCGATGTCATTGGTGCACTGTAGCTCTCTGGTATTGCACCAAAGACTTTGTAGACGACGCGCAGTTGATAGAGCTTGTAGCGTGAGCCAACCTCATGAAGCAACTTCTTCTTCTGTTCCTCGTCTATATCGTCGCGGTTATCAATTGCATCAACAAGTAGCGCATGGACAATCCATGTTTGTGTCTTTGACTGCTTTACAAGTTGCTGTAGTTGCGCTATACTTGCATTCATGAGGAAGCGCTTTAGGCTGTCAATGTCAGTGAGCATAAGCATTGTTTCATCACCCTTAATCTAAGTGTAACGCAAAGGAGGGAGAGCATGCATGCCGAAGAAGAAGTGCTCACCGAAAGAGAAGAAGGTAGCCTCAAAGGGCGGGAAGGGTCCGAACAAGCTCCTTCCAAAGAAGCGTGTTCGTGTGTAAGCAAGATTGAAGTTGGGCTGGCACTCGCCAATACAAAATGCGCTTTAACAAAAGAAGAAGCGCGTGATGTCATCATAGGAGGGTTAAGGAAGGGCTTCTTCCTTGATGACATCATGCAAGAGTATGGTATATCTAAATCGGACATAGATGAGCTTGTGCAAATCTACCCTGAGGTTGCGCAAGCCATCAGGAACTATTTTGACTTTTGGGCGCTCAGGATAGAGCGCAAGCTCATTGAGCGTGCATTGCAAGACGACACTACTGCAGCGATAAAGTTCTTGCAAGCACGCCATCCATGCTATCAAGGCACAACAGATTTGCAACAAACGGTGCTTCGGTTCAAAATACTACAATCAGGTGGCGCACGAGAGAAGAAAAAGGAAGGTGTCATTGATGTCACTGTTGAAGAGAATATGGAGCGAGATTAAATTCACATGGGACTTGTTTATGGCATACATCGTTGACGAAATCGTTGATTGGGTTAGAGTGCAATTTTATGGCACGATATTCGTATATGCTGCCAAATTGACGATGCATTCTGCTAAAAAGCTTGGCTTCATTGGTGAACATGAGTTCATGATTGTGACACCAGATGAGATAATCATACCATTGCCATCAGGAGGCGATGAAAATGACGCTTAAGAAAGTGTTCAAGTCAATTGAAAAATACTTCCTCAGACGCTACATGGAAAGGTCACTTGAATACTTAGTCGGTGACCTAAAAGATGTGTTACTTGCGATTGTGGAGCAACTTGACAAGAAGCCGTATACAAATGCACAAAAGTTTGAAGAAGCGAAGAAGGCGCTTGAGGCATTGCTCAAAGAAAAGGGCAAACAACTTACGAAGCGCCAAATCAACCTTGCTGTTGAGTTGGCGGTGAATATCTTCCATGAAGTTTTGGAAAGAATTGGTAAATGAGACGCTCATCACACTGTTGGTGCACATGAATAGTGGGATGAGCTGGAAGGAAAGTAAACTCTTTGCACGAAAAGTCATTACAGCAGCCTTGTGGGCATTGTATAAGACACGGTGCTTTGAACATGAATGCGCACTTGCAAAATACAATATCTCACTACTACTGCACAGGAAAGGAATAACACTAAAGGAGCGCCAACTCAACCTGTTGGTGGCTCTTGCAATGTGCCGAGCCTTGGACTGGCTCATCATCTACTAAAACGGTGATGTGGTATGTTACATACAGTGCTTGCAAGCAAGACACTCATCTTCGCACTCGCTGGTGCTGCTGGCGCAATTGCAAGAGCTTGCATCTCTGGCTTCATTGAACTGCCAAAAAGAAAAGGACATAAAATCGCACTCGGCTTCCTAAGTGACTTGGTGCTCGGTATCATACTTGGCATCATCGTTGACCAATCCCCAATTATCGCATTCAGCGCCGCATTCGCGGGTAGACAGGCAGTTGAAGATATCGTTAGGCAATTTTTAAGTAAGAAGGTTGAAGGAAATGAGTAGAAACGAGTATGTGAGAATAAAACGCAAAATTGTCTTGTTTTGTATTTGCCTTGCTTTGTCATGCTCCTTTACTCTAATCATGGATTACCATTACACACCAGTTTTAGCGCGCGGACTTTCAATGTATAAAACATTGGGTGCATTCAGTATCGCACTTTTGAAACGATATCACTTTGAAAGTTATAAAGACATTGAAGACATCAAAATCGGTGACTTGGTTGATGTGAGAATTACCGACGGCGACAAAATCTTGCACATCGTCAAAAGAGTGGTCGCTAAACAAGGTGACAAAATCTGGGTGCTCGGCGAACACCCATTCTCTTACGATAGCCGATACTACGGNTGGGTCTCAGCCTTCCAAGTGTATGGAAAAGTCATACGCTATATCGTGCTCAAAAAACCATCACAAGAAGAACTCCATAACATAGAACTTGACACAATTAGAGCAAACCAAATGAAGTTTCCATACCCCAACTTGCCACAAAGTGTGAACTAAAAACAAAAGTGCATGTAATACATGCATGCGCCCCTTGAATTTTCCTCATAATACCCCTAATTTGAGTGACCCAATTGACAAAAAGAGTGGGAGGAGTATAAAATGAAAGGCGATGGTGTGGGAAGTAGCTCTGCAGGGGGCGGGGCATGGGGCTTGGCACAACTGGCGCGCCAACTTTGTCACGCGTCACAAGGTTTGGCAATTTTGTGGCACAATGGATGGCACAAAAAAAATAGCACAATGGCACATAGCTTATGGCATAGCACAATGGCACAAAATAGCAAAAAAAATGACAGGGTAACCAATTTGGTTACCCTGTCATTTGGGGGGTTAGCTATCTTGCTGTGGGTTGGCTATCTTACCATATTTAGCGAGCGGTGACCTCTTTGGCGTTCGCTGCGTCCTTGGTGTAAGGACTAAACCAAGCCTGAACTGTTGTGCATTCGAAGCGTTGGTAAGTCGCAACTGCCACATTTCATTGACTGTTGTTGCAGGTTTTATTTTCCTTGCTTGTTCTACCAGATATTCCTCAGTTTCCCATACATGCCTCAACCTCTTTGATTGCAGTATCAGTTTTGCGGTTGAAACGGCATCCTCCCACTCACATTCGGGGAAAATCCGTGTTACAGCCTTAGCAATTTCCTCTATGCTCGGTAACGGCATCTTCTCCATATCCATCACCCTCCTAAGATTAGGATTATGGAGTGAATTAGTTCACTCCATAACATATTCTGCATGCAATTTCAATTACCCTGACAGCACCGCACAACTTTGTGACAAAAAAACGCGCCTACACTCGCGCCAACATTACATGCACATTAGCGCGAGTGTAAGCGCCTAATGGCGCTCGGTTGGGAAGTATGTGGCTACATAAAAAAACAGAGCACAAGCGCACACTTACACTCTAACACGACATTATGTGGCGATATGTGGCGATATGTGATTATGTGAAATAAAAATGGCGCCCAAGCTATGATAAGCTTGAGCGCCATTAAGGTGGGCGACGGCGTCACCTCATCACCTCCTGCCGTTCAACATCCGCCGCCAGGCGTTCAACCTGGCGGCGAACGCGATATTAATTAAGCGCTGCAATTCACGCAGCTCACGCGAGGCACGCTCACGTTCCTTCTTCGTCTTCGTCTTCCTTGCCTTCGTTTTCGCCATCGCTCTCACCTCCTTTTTACTTACGCCCTCATAATAAATGGTAAATGATAATCCAATCTCAAAAAAACAGCGCCATGTTCCGACTTGCCAGCGATGTAACCCACGC